GTTGGTTGGGCGAGGATGGTATCGGGACAAATTGGGACTAAAAAAGAAAAAGGGGAAATACCTTCGCGACATGGAGTACATGAACGACGCGCAACGGGCGCAGTTGGCTGAATTGGTGGCCAAATGGAGCGCCTACAAGACGCTGAAGGTGGACGACTACGTCCGGCTTGAGCTGCTGGCCTGCGTGCTAGTGGAGGTGAGCCAGCTGCAGGCATACGTCAACACCAACGGCACGACCTACCAGGTGGTGGGCAAGAGCGGCGACACGTACAGCCGGGCGAGGCCGGAGTACCAGCAGCTGCAGGAGCTACGCCAGCGGGCGTCGGTCATCATCGACAAGCTGGTGAAGGACGCCGCGCCGGTGGATGACGAATACAGCGAGCTGCTTGCCTGAGTACTACTTCGACGACGCTGCTGCCGACCGCGCCGTCCAGTTCATCGAGACGTTTGGCTCCCACGTCAAGGGGCACAGTGGCCCGTTCCTGCTGGAGCCGTGGCAGAAGGACGACATCATCCGCCCGCTGTTCGGGTGGAAGCGTGCCGACGGGCTGCGCAAGTACCGCACCTGCTACGTGGAGATTCCGCGCAAGAACGGAAAGTCAAACCTGTCGGCCGTCATCGCCCTGTACCTGCTGCTCGGCACCAAAGAGGCAGGCGCCGAAATCATCAGCGCGGCCGGCGACCGCAACCAGGCCCGCATTGTCTACGACATCGCCGCTCAAATGGTCCGGCAGAACAAGACGCTGGCCAGCCGGTGCCGCGTGCTCAAGAATGAAATCCACTACAAAGGCAGCTTTTACAAGTCCATCAGCGCGGAGGCCTCCACCAAACACGGCTTCAACTGCTCGGGTATCATCTTCGACGAGCTGCACACCCAGCCCAACCGCGACCTGTGGGACGTGCTGACCACGTCGGTAGGCGCACGGGCGGAGCCGCTCATCATCGCCCTGACCACCGCCGGGCATGACACCGCCTCCATCTGCTACGAGGTGCACGAGTACGCCCTGCGCGTGAAGCGCGGCGAGATTGACGACCCGACATTCCTGCCGGTCCTGTACCACGCCGACCCCGGCGACGACTGGACGCAGCCGGAGACGTGGAAGAAAGCCAACCCCGGCTTTGGCTCCATCTGCCGGGCGGAGTATTTTGAGCAAGAGGTGATGAAGGCCAAGGCCAACCCCAACCACGTGAACACCTTCAAACGGCTGCACCTGAACATATGGACCGGCAGCTCGACCGCGTGGATTACAGACGACGAATTCATGCGCGGCGGAGCACCGTTGCCCGATGACGACTACTTGGCTACGCTGCCCTGCTGGGGTGGCCTCGACCTCGCCTCCACCCGCGACCTCACCGCCTTCGCCCTGCTCTTTTGGGACGAGGTGGTGCAGGTGCACTACCTCAAGGTGCACCAGTTCGTGAACGAGGAGCGGGCGCACAGCAAGAAGCTGGCCGAAGGGGTAGATTACCTGGCATTTGAGCGCGACGGTGACTTGACCATCACACCCGGCAACGTCACCGACTACCGCATTGTGCGCGACCACATCCTCACCGCCTGCGAGAAGTACCAGGTGGCGGGCGTCGCCTTTGACCGCAAGTTCTCCACCTACATCGTGCCGGAGCTTATCGACGCCGGGGTGGAGATGCTGCCGTTTGGGCAGGGCTTCTACGACATGAGCTACCCCACAAAGCAATTTGAGATGAAGCTGGTGGCCGGCGAAATCATCCACGGCGGCAACCGCTGCCTACGGTGGCAGGTGGGCTGCGTCAAGCTCGACCGCGACCCGGCCGACAACATCAAGGTCGGCAAGAACCGCAACAAGCTGGGCCAGCAGGTGGACGGCGTCGTCGCGTCCATCATGGCGCTGGGCATCAGCGACAACGACGACAACCTCATCACAGAAGTGTTTACCCTGTAGTTCCTACCTTCGCCACAATGGCCACACTCCTCGAACGTCTCGGCATCCAAAAGCGGGCCCGCGTGGGCAAGTTCGACAGCCAAACCATAGGCGCCGAGCTGGGCGTCTACGGCATGACGGCGTCAGGCATCACTGTTAGCGAGCAGGGCGCCCTCGCCATCTCGACCGTTTACGCCTGCATCTACCGCATCGCGTCCACCGTTAGCTCCCTGTCGCTGAACATCTACCTGCGCGAAGGCAGCCGCGTGACGCTGGCCGAGTCGCATCCGGCCTACGACCTGTGCAAGTACGAGCCTAACAGCTACCAGACGGCTATGGAGTTCTGGGAACGGCTGTACAGCTCGGCCCTTATGTACGGCGTGGGCTATGCGATGATTACACGCGACAACAGCGGCCGCCCTGTCGCCCTCGACCTGCTCGACTACTACGACGTAGAGCCCAAGCTGGTGGGCAATGAGAAGGTGTACAGCGTGCAGGGCGTGGGCGTGGTCCGTCCGGAGAACATGCTGGAGCTGGCCAACATCATGCGCATGTCGCCGCTGCGCCTGCACCGGGAAAACCTGGGGCTGACAAAGGCCGCGCAGGATTTTGGGGCGGAGTACTTCGGCAACGGCGGACAGGCCACCGGCATCCTCAAGCCGAAGAACCCACTGAAGCCGGAGCAGGTCGACACGCTGCGCAAGTCATGGAAGCACGGCGGCCCTGGCGTCAAGTTCCTTGGCGTGGACATGGACTACCAAAGCATCCAGCTCCAGCCGGAGGAGGCCCAGTTCATTGAGACCCGCAAGTTTCAGGCGGAAGAAATTTGCCGCATTTTCAGCGTACCGCCCGACCTGGTGCAGGTGCCGGGACAGTCGACCTTTAACAACGTCGAGCAGCAGCACATCCAGTTTGCCCGCCATACCATTCAGCCGTGGGCCGTCCGCCTGCAGCAGGAGGTAGACCGCAAGCTGATTGCCAGCTTCGACCGTCCTCAGGTGTACAGCCGGCACGACATGACCGACCTGTACCGCGGCGACATGGCCGCTCGTGCTAACTTCTACACGCAAATGCTGCAGGCCGGGGTGTTGTCCATCAACGAGGCCCGCGCCAAGGAGGACCTGAACCCCGTCGCAGGCGGCGACATCCACACCGTACAGGTCAACCAAATTGCCCTGTCGGAGTTCGGTGCATATTCGCAAAAAATAGCAAATGAAAACACAGGAAGCATTTGAGCAGGAGGTCCGCGCCCAGTATGGGGAGGCGGTAGAACTGCGCGTCAGCGAGGTCCGCGCGGCCTCCGATGACACCCTCACCGTCAGCGGCTACGCTGCCATGTTTGACGACATCACCGACCTCGGCTACTTCAAGGAGCGCATCGCCCGCGGAGCTTTCGACGGGGTAATGGAGGACGACGTCCGGCTGCTCATCAACCATGCCGGCGTCCCGCTGGCACGCACCACCAACGGCACCCTCGACCTCGAGGTGGACGAGACCGGCCTGCGCTACACCGCACGCCTGGCGGACACCACCGAAGGGCGCGACCTGTACAAGCTCATCAAGCGCGGCGACATCTCGCAGTCAAGCTTTGCCTTTACGATTGCAGACGAGGACTACGACCGCAAGGCCAACCTGCGCACGATTACCAAGATGGGCAGCCTGCTCGACGTCAGCCCGGTCACTTATCCGGCCTATCCAACTACCACGGTGGCCGCACGCATGAAAGCCGCACAGCCTGACCCGGTGGACGAGGTAGCCGAGGAAATCGTGGAAGCTATCGAGGAGACGCCAGCGGTAGCTCCCGAACCCGTAAAAGTGGAACGCAGTACATTCGCACAAACTAAACCCCAGACCATGAACTTGAATGAATTGAAGGCGCTCCGCGCCAAGTACTACGAGGAGCACGTCGCCCTTGTGGAGAACCCTGACAAAGAAGGCCGCCAAATTACCGAAGCTGAAGAGCAGCGGGCCGAGTGGTTGGTTGCCGAGGTTGCATCTTTGGACAAGCGCATCAAGCACCGCGCCGACCACGAGAAGATGGTCGCCCGCATGGTGGGTGGTGAGGCAGTGAGCCGCGGCGAAGAGCGCGAAATCGAGAAGCTGAACGGCAAGTTTAGCCTGTCGCGCGCCGTGTTGACTGCAGCAAACGGCCGGTCCTTGGAAGGCATTGAGGCAGAATGGGCACAGGAGGCACAGCGTGAGATGCGGGCCCAGGGCTTGCAGGCTGTCGGCCAGGTGGCCATCCCGATGAAGGCGCTGTACCGCGGTGCTGCTGACAACTTTACCGCGACTATTGGCAACGGAGACGGCGAAGGCTTTGTGCCAATTAACGTTCCCGGCGCTATCGGCTCCCTGATTTCTCCGTCTGTCATCGAGCGGTTGGGCACGACTGTCATCAACGGAGCTACGGGGAACCTCAAGTTCCCGCGCGTGTCTGTCGCACCGGCCGGAACGGCTGAAGGCGAAGTGGATGCTAACGCAAACAGCGGCATGGAGATGGACGAGCTGACCCTCAGCCCGCAGCGGGTTTCTGCGAAGACCACCTACTCCAAGCAGCTCCTCCTCCAGGGCGGCGCAGCAGTGGACATGGTCATCGCGCAGGAGTTGAACGCAGCCATGAACAAGTTCATCGACACGAAAGCCTTCGACACGCTCGACGGTGCTACCATGAACGACTTGAGCACGGCTGGCGTAACGAACACCACGTTCAACGCAGCCCTCGCTGTAGCTATGGAAGCTGCTGTCCTCGCTGACGGAGCCGACCTTTCGAACTGCTACTACGTCATGAGCCCGTACGCTTACCAGCTTGCGAAGAATCTCGCACAGGTTTCGTCGGTTTCTGCCCTGTTCGACCTCAGCACGAACACCTTCAACGGCTACCGCGCTATCGCCACGCCGTACCTGGTGGACACGACCGCTGGCTCGGTAGGACAGCTGCTCTTCGGTAACTTCCAGCAGGGCGCCATCCTCGCCTACTTCGGAGGTATCGACCTGCTCGTCGACCCGTACAGCGCAGCAGGCAACGCGCAGATTGTCCTGCACGTCAACCGCTTCTTCGACTTCGACGTTCGCCAGGCGAACGCCCTCGCGAAGTGCAACGACGCTGCAGCGTAATTGACCTGACACCATAGGCGAAGGCCCGGGGCACTCCCCCGGGCTTTCGTACTTTCGGGCCATGGTTACCACCGTCAAGGTCACGGGCACCCCGGTGCTCAACGACATCATCACCGTCGCGGACCTCAAGACCTTCTGCCGCGTCGACAGCGCCGACGAGGATACGCTGATGGACGCGCTGCGACAAACAGCTATATCATGGTGCGAGCAGTACTGCAGCATCCGCCTCGGCGACGTCGCAGCAATAGCCTACGCTGACGCGTGGGCGCCGCTGGGCATCAACGTCGGGCCGGTGCAGAGCATCACCTCAATCACGTACCTGTCGACGGCCAACACGACGCAGACGCTGGGGGCGAGCTACTACTACTCCGACCTGAACAGCCAAATCGCACGCATCCGTTTCGTCAGTCCGCCGGACCTGTACGACGACGCCCTCAACCGGGTGCAGGTGAACTGCGTCATCGGCTACCCTGAGGCGTCCGTGCCGAAGCCTATCCTGCAGGCCATCCGTATCCTGGTGGGACACTTCTACGAGAACCGCCAGCAGGTCGTCACCGGCACCATCGCCACCGCCGTACCCTTTGCGGTGGAGGCCCTGCTATCACCCTACCGCCTGCTGCATCCATGAAGATAGGAACCCTTGACCGCCGCGTAGAGATTCAGAACTATGTGACCACGCGCGACACATGGAACTACCCTGTCGAAACATGGTCGACGCTGGCGGAGGTATGGGCGTCGCGCCGCGACCGGAGCAGCGGCGAAGTAACGGAGGTCATGAAATCGGTGCAGCTGAACCGTACGGAGTGGACGGTGCGCTACCGCTCCGACGTCGATACCACCATGCGCATCATGCACGACAGCACGTACTACTACATCGTGGGCATCGTGCAGATAGGCCGCAAAGAGGGGCTGCTGCTCATCACTGAACTGCGCGACTGATGGACATCAGGCCGAGGTCCAAGGTCATCAAGTCGCAGCTCGGCAGCTTCGGCTTTGACGGGCGCCAGCTGAAGGCCATCGAGGACGAGCTGATGAGCATGCCGCTGCGCTACCGCGCCAAGGCACTCATCGGCCCTATGAAGACCGCGCTCGGTATCACCAAACGCCAGGCGGCAGCTAACGCGCGTGCGAGCGCCCGCACGGGCAACCTCGCCAAAGCTATTCAAGTAGTGGAAGGGAAGGACAAGCGTTACACCTACGTGGTGCTGCGCGTCAATCCGAGGACCAGCTACTACCTCCCGGCACCGGCGTGGATGGACCGCGGCCAGCCACAGCTGCAGCGCCCTATCAAGTACGCCCACCTCGTTGCCGGAGGCACAAAGGCAGGGCTGCGCACCAACCGCGAACTGCAGGACGGACGCCGCAAACACTTTACCGTACGCAACGAGGAGAGCGGAAAGGTGCACCGCCTGTCGCAGTGGCTGACCCCTAAGGTGCCAGGCATCCAGCACCCCGGCACGCCGGCAAACAACTTTATTGAAGACGCATGGACGGCTACGCAGGATGCGGCTGAAGCCAAGTTCCGCGACATCGCCATCGACCGCATTCTCAAGTTCAAAAACAGGCAAGGCTTCAAATGATAAACCACATTATCGACATCCTTATTGAGGACGGTGCGACGGGTGCTATCACCACCAACAGCCGCATCTTTCCGCTAGCTCGCTTGCAGGGCAGCGCCGTGCCTGCTGTAGTGGTGCAGCTGACAAACACCACGCCCGTCGACACACACGACGGGGTCGCCACCGTAGACGAACATACCGTACAGGTGACGGCTATAGCTGAAACCCCTAAGGCATGCTACGACCTGGGCGAGGTGGTGCGTTTGGCGCTCGATGGCTACACGGGCGGAGACATCAGCAGCCTGCGTTTTGTCACGCAGGCCACGGACATCTTCGAGGCGGACGACTTGTTCACAATTACGATGCAGTTCGAGGTGGCGCTGAACCGCTCCGAGGTGAGCGTGCCCACCAGCGCGGCGGTAGGTAACGACCTTGAAATCCGCGGCGCGCTATACTATCAAGTGCGCGACATTGAGCTGGAGCATAATACCACCTACACCGTAGGCACCGCCGACTACTGCATCTTTGCCAACTATGCAGAAGCCCGCGACACAAAGACGGCCACGCTGCGCCTGCCTTCTGTGGCTGTAAATGAAGGCCGCGTCCTGCGCGTAAAGACAGGCTCCAACCTCAGCAATCAGCGCACCTTTGTACTCGAGCCAAACCCTAACGACGGCAGCACCATCGACGGAGCCGCATCGGCCACCATGGACCGCGACTACGACGGCATCACGCTGCTCTGCCATCTTGGCGAGTGGTACGTCGTACAGCGCAAAAGCAAATAATTGACACTCCCTATCTTCACCAAAAATCTGAACCATTATGGCAACTACTGGAAAAATCCGCTCTAACGCCATCGGCGTGTACATCTCCAACACCGCCCTCCCGGACGCAGGGCTCACCTACGTAGGCCCCAACTTTGGAGACGGAGCTACGGAAGACGACGACTTCGAGCTCATCGCCTGCGCGACCTCCGGCTCGTTCTCAGGCTCTATGGAAGTCATTGACGCAACGACCAAAGACAACGACGGCCAGCGCGAAATCCTGACCAGCGCCCTGTCGTGGTCTATGTCTTGCGACGGTCTCATCGACTACAGCACGGCAGCAGGCAGCAAGTCGGCCATTGAGCTGTTCGACATTTGGAAGGCAAAGACCAAGGTGCGTATCGCATGGACCACGGGCGTAGACGGTGACGTCATGCTGTGGGGCGACGCCTACATCACCAGCTACGAGGAGACCGCCGGATTGAACGAGGTGGCCACCTACGCGGTGCAGTTTGAAGGCGACGGCTCTATCACTAAGTCCATCATCGACGACGCGAACGTGGCATTCACGAACAACAACGACTAAGTCGCTGTAACTTCGGGGCATGACTAACACGCTCCGCGGACAATTCGACGTGAAGCTCGGGGGCGACCTCGAGCTTCCGTGTTTCCTGAACCTCCACGCCGTGAACCTCGTCTGCGAGGAGCACGACCTGAACCTCACAGGCTTCCAGCAGGCGCTGGCCGAGAAGCCTCTCAAGTTCCTGCCGCTCTTTATTTGGGCTGGGGTGCGGACCGCTGCTGTCTTAAACGACAGCGAGCTGCCTATCACCTTCGAGAAGTTCAGCGTGCTGTTCGGCTCTACCGACTGGTCAGAAATCACCGAGAAGGTGGGCCTGGCCATGGCTCTTGACGCGCCAAAAAAAGCGACGGCTCGGGGCCAGCAGAAGAGCTAACGCTTCGAGCCCTGTACGTCGAAGCTCTGCGCCGCGGCCTCAAGCCGCCCGACTTCTGGTGTAGTACCTTCGGGGAGGTGATGGTAATGCTACGCACATACGAGCACAGCGATGAGCTGGCGTGGATGCGGACCTCGGCGATGATGGCCATGCAGGCCAACATCCACCGCGGAAAGAATTCACGGCCGTATGACTGGAACGACTTTAACCCGTACGCTTCGCAGCGTCGCAGGGCCACGCCACCTCCGAAGATTACCCCCAAGATGGCCGACCTGTTTGGCCGCATGGGAAAAACTATGAAGCATGGCCAAGAAAAACGCGGTACTTAATATCATTTTCGGCGCCGACACCAAGGAGCTGGACAAAGCTCTGCAGGGTGTAGCGAAGCGCTTGCGCAGCACGGCCGACGACCTGAACGGGCTAGGCCAGTCGCTGTCGCTCGGCTTGACTGCACCCATCGTGGCGTTTGGGGCGCTGGCCACCAAGAACGCCGTCGACAGCGCCAAGGCCATCGCGCAGGTGGAGGCTGCTGTCAAGTCGACCGGCGGAGCTGCAGGCAAATCCGTTGCTGACTTAGAAGCGATGGCCGAAGGCTTGCAGCGTATCAGCCTGTATGACGACGACCAAATCCTCAAGGAGGTCACGGCCAACCTGCTCACCTTTACCAACGTCACCGGCACCCAGTTTGACAAGGCGCAGGTGGCTATCCTCAACCTGTCGACCCGTTTGGGCACGGACTTGACGAGTGCTTCGGTGCAGGTAGGCAAGGCTTTGAACGACCCTATCAAAGGCGTGACGGCTCTTGGCCGCGCCGGGGTGCAGTTCACCGCAGAGCAGAAGGAACTCATCACCACACTCACGGAAAGCGGCGACGTAGCCGGTGCGCAGGCTATCATCCTGGGTGAGCTTGAAACCCAGTTCGGAGGAGCAGCGGAGGCAGCGGCCAACGTCGACCCCTACACGCAGCTGGCCAACGAGGTAGGCAACCTGTCGGAGGACTTCGGCGCAATCATCAACGACGCTATCAAGCCGCTGGTCCGTTACGTCCGTCAAGCGGTGGACGCTATCAAAGGCTGGAGCGACGAAACCAAAGCAACGGTGCTCGTGGTCGGCGGGCTGTTAGCCGTCCTTGGCCCCACCCTCATCGCAGTTGGCGCTTTGATTAACGCATACGTTACTATTAAAGGCGCGCTGATAGCGGCTAAGGCTGCACAAATAGGTTTGAATGTGGCAACATTAGCCAACCCGTACGTGCTGGCTGCAGCTGCTGTAGTAACCCTTGGCATAGCCATTTATGGCATGAACCAAAGGGCAACCGATGCAGCAGACCAGGTAAACAAATTGACGAACGCGGTGCGCGAGTTGAGTGCTCAAGAAGCTATCGCAGAAGTCAACAAAGCCATCACTGAACAGACGACGAAAGTCCGAAAGCTGCAGGAGACCTACGATACACTACAGAAGCAACGCGAGACAGGTGACCAATTTGATAAACGCATTGCCAGCCAACGCAAACAACAAGCTCGTGATGAGTTAGCAAACGCTCAAAAGACCTTGCAAGGGTATGGCGATTTATTAGATGCTAAGAAAAAAGATTTAGCCGCTGAACAAGCTGCAGCAAAAGCCGCACAGGACACGGCAAAGGCTGTAACCACAGCAAACACCAAAATCAAAGAGAGCGCCTACGACCGTTTTGTGCGGGTTAACAAGGCATATATGGCCGAGCAGCAAGCCATTGAGGACTTAAATGCCGAGATGAACAAGACGCTGCTGACCATTGAAAGCCTCGGCGAAGGGCCTTCGGTAGCGGAGGCTTTGTTAGGCAAAGCACCTGAAGCTCCATTCATGATGAACCTCATGGATTTGGAGATGCAGGACGAGCTCATCCCCGAAGAGGCCATCGAAGGGGCCGACAGATATGTTGCTGCATTTATGCGCGCTCGCAACGCAGCCGTAGAGTTTAACTATGCCGTTAGTCAAGCCGTCGAGCAGGCAGCCGAAAGCATGGCCTACAACTTCGGCGAGATGCTCGGTACCGCCATGGCTACGGGCGACGGCATGCAGGGCCTCGGGCGCATGGTGCTGGGCACCCTCGCCGACCTCGCCGTGCAGGTGGGAAAGATTGCCATCGGTGTAGGTATCTCCGTTGAAGGCATCAAGAAGGCGCTGCAGTCGCTCAACCCCGTCCTCGCCGTTGCCGCAGGTATCGCCC